AAGGGAGAACTTGGGTTCGTTGTGGATCCTGCCGGTTCTGGTAAATCTTGGATTTTGACCAGACTTGGTGCTGAAGCTATGAGAATGGGTAAAAACGTTCTTCACGTTACTTTGGAATTAAATGAAAATTACGTTGGTCTTCGTTATGATAGTTGTTTCACTGGAATCAACTTCCAAGACATTCGTAAAAATATTCTGGCGGTCAAGGAAAAGATTGATGAAATTCAGGGAAAATTGTTCATCAAATATTTTCCAATCAAGACTATTGCCTCTCACACAATCAAGATGCACGTAGAACGTATTCAAATGTTAACGGGTAACAAGATTGATATGATTATCGTTGACTATGCCGATTTGTTACGTCCGGCAGTAGCAGAAAGAAACTCAAACTCTTACAGTGAAGCTGGTTCTGTATATGAAGAACTTCGTGCTGTCTCTGGTGAGTTACAAATTCCTGTGTGGTCGGCTTCTCAAGCAAACCGAGGCGCACATGAAGAAGAAATCATTCAGGCTAACAATGTTGCCGATTCTTATCGTAAAATCATGACGGGAGATTTTGTTATAAGTTTGTCAAGACGTGAACAGGATAAGCAATCAGGCACAGCCAGAATTCACGTTATCAAAAATAGATTTGGTGCCGATGGTATGACCTATCCGGCATATTTTGATGCTGGTTGTGGAGATATCAAAATTCTTGACCCTGGAACTGCCGAAGGCAGACAATGCCAAGAAAGAATGAAAGCCGGCGAAGAAAAATTACAAGATATGGTTCGTGATAATTGGAATCAAATCAAGAGAAACAAGCGTGCCGCAAATCAGGATGACGATTAATAGATTTGTACCTGGAAATTTTTGAAACGCAAAAAAATAGTTTCAGTTTCCGGGTGCGTTTTCAAAAATTAAATTCTAATTATTTCTCACGAAGTAAAAAAGAATTTAGGATATGAAAAGTTTATTGACAATCGCCGAAATCCAACCATATCATGCCGAATTCGTAGCAGAAGTAATAAAGAATAGGTGGGATGTTTCAAAGGAAAGGGCGTTAAGATTTGTCGATGAATATCTTACAAAAAGAAATGACTCTAACTGTTATGTCGCTGAATTAAATCACATCCCTGTTGGGATGGGAACCTTCCACGTAAACAATGATATAGGTATTGATTTGCATCCGTGGTGTATAGGTTTGTGGGTTCATCCCATGAGTAGAGGAAACGGCATAGGACATGAAATAAGTTTAGTAAGATTTGAATGGGCGAGAATGTTAGGATACAAAACCATCTATCTGGACACAATTAGTGCTCAGAGATACCATGAAAAATTTGGATGGGAAGACACTGGATTGGTCGGATTCTATGATGGAACGCCCACAGTAGTTATGAAATATGATTTATGAATAAAGAAATTGATACAAAAACAGAGGACTTCAATAAAATTACAACAAGATATGAAGAAGTAAAGAAGCAAACCACCGAAGAATATTTTAATGGAAACCAATTTTCCATTGATGCCTTCAACAAAAAATATACCGCAGAAGAAGGCGAAACATACGTTCAAGCATTAAAGCGTGTATGTGATTATATCGCCTCGGTTGAGAAGACAGAAGAACTCCAAAAATATTGGAGTGAACGTTGGTTTGATGAAATCTACAATGATTGGTGGCATCCAGCCGGTTCAATTATGCAAGGTGCTGGAACCCATAGAAAAATTTCTTTGGCTAATTGCACAACGATTTCTTTGGGTGCTCTTCGTGAAAATGAAGAGTGGGACAATCTTGAATCCATCATGAAAAACGCCGCCTATACTGTAGCAAAATGTGCTGCGTATCGTCAGGGTTTGGGTGTGGATTTTAGTCGTCTTCGTCCTGCTGGAACTAAAGTTCTGAATAGTGCCAATCAATCTACTGGTGCGGTTCATTGGATGAAACATATTGATGGTATTGGTTATTCTGTCGGTCAGAAGGGTCGTATTCCGGCTATGTTATTTTCTTTGAGTATTAACCATCCTGACGTGGAAGAATTTATCACAGTCAAGAGCGATTACACAAAGATTCAAAACGCTAACATATCAGTTCAATTGACTGATAAATTCTACAAGTATGTCGATGAAGACAGAGATTGGGAATTGTTATTTGAAGTTCCTGGCATCAAGAAGGGCGACAAAGTTTATTTGGATGTTCATAGTATTGATGCTGATACGTTACAAGATAAAGACGGTAGATACTACAAGATTGCCACACACGACAAGAAAAAGGAAACTTTTACAAAGGTCGTCAAGGCTCGTAAATTGATGGAATTGATTGCTAAGAATATGCATCAAAATGCTGAACCTGGCGTTCAAAATATTGATATCGCCAGAAAGTATTCTAACTCGGATTATATGTATGACCCGAAAGATGAATATGATTCTCGTATTCTTTCTACAAATGCTTGTTCTGAACAATATCTAAGCCGTGAATCTCTTTGTGTATTGGGTTCACTGAACGTTGGTAAGTTTTCCACAAAACCAGAAATCTATGTCAAACAATTGGAACGCCTCGGTATTTCAATGAACAGATTTTTGGATAACGTCAATGAATGTGAATTGGTATATCAAACTTATGCTACTCCACATCAAAAGTTGGCGATTCAAAAACTTCGTAGAACTGGCGCAGGTGTTACTAACATCGTTGGTTGGTTGTTCAAACAAAATCTTGTTTACGCCACACCAAAAGCCAATGAAGCCTTTGAAGAATTTATCAGACTGTTCAATTATTGGATGTATTACAGTTCAGAACAGAACGGTAAAGAGAAGGGCAATTTTGGATTATTCAACAAGGAAAAATGGAATTCCTCACCTTTCGTCAAGAGAGTCGTAAGTGATTCTGTTGACTTACATAAGAAGTATGGCGTTCCTGTTCTGACTGGTGGTTCTGCCAGAAATGTTACTAACAGTTCCATTGCTCCTACAGGAACATTGAGTTTGATGTTCCGTGACTTGGTAATGAGTTACGGTATCGAAGCCGCCTTCTTTATGTATTTTTGGAAGAGAACTAGAATGCACGGAAGTTACAAGTATTACTTCAACGTTCCAAAAGTTGTTCGTGATGCTTTCGAAGCCGCCGGCTGCCCAATTCCTATGAAGTCCGATACTATTCGTGATGATTGGGATGGAAGAAATGGCAAACCAATTGCTGAATTCATTGACAAGAATTTGTCAAAGGTAGGTATTCAGTTCAAAGCGTCAACTGAAATTGACCCAATTGAAAAACTTGAATTCATGTCAAAGGTAATGAAGTGGGTAGATTCTTCTATTTCCACAACATATCTTCTACCAATCGGTTCTGATTGGAAGTCGGTTTATAAGTTCATCATGGCTTCTCATGAAAAAGAAGTCAAATCTATTGCCGCTTTCCCTGACAAGAAAATGTATGGTATTATTTCAAACATCGCTTTCAAAGACTTGGCTTTCAAGTTGAAGGAAGAAGGAATTGAATCACATCATCAAAATTTCTCTGATGAAGAATTGAAGGAATTGAACGTTTCACGTCAAAAGATTGAGAAGAAACACGAACACACGGCGCCTGAAAGATTGCCTATACTTGATGCTGACGTTCATATCGTCACAGTCAAGGGTGATAAGTTCTGTATTGCCGTGGGTATTCAAAATGGACAACCATATGAAATCTTCGGTGGACATCTAAACGGACTCGGATTGAAATCTAATTTCAAGAAGGGTAAGATTCGCAAAGTCAAGAACAAACAATATGCTTTGGAAATTGATGATATCTTGATTGAAGATTTCAGTAAGCAATTTACTCCTACGGAACAAATCATGTTCAGACTTGCCTCAACAAGTTTAAGACATGGTGTGCCAATTCAGTTCATTGTTGAACAACTACAAAAAGCTACAGAAGATATTACATCAATGGGTTCTGCTGCTGCCAGAGTCTTGAAGAAATATATTCCTCAAGGTGAAGTAGCAAAGGGACAATCTTGCCCAAGTTGCGGTAATGGATTGGTTTATCTTGAGGGTTGTGTGTCATGCACAACTTGCGGATGGTCGAAATGCTCTTAATTCTTGGTAATTTTAAAGTTTAGGTTACGATTTTTATATATATTATCGTAACCGAATTTTAAAAAATTATGATAGACGGCGCCATATTAAGTATAATTCCACCGTTAGTAGCAGCAGTGTTGACATACATTGTTTCTAATAAGAAGGCACGCATTCAACACGCCAAGGTTCTTGCCGATGTTCAAAGTCAGGCAATTGAACAGGTTAGGTTGGCGGAAGAAAAGATGCGTTCTGAAATATGGGCAGAGTTGGATAAAGTTCGTCAAGAAAACGCAGATTTAAGAGAAGAATTAAAACAACAGGCAAAAGAGCTGTCTGATGTAAGAAAACAACTTGATTCTGCCAGCCAACTTAGAGTCACACTAACCGAACAAGTTCACACTTTGGAAAGTTTGGTGGGTACTTATAAAAATAGAATAGTCGAGCTAGAGCGACAAAGTGGTAACAAGTAAGTTCATATAACAGTTATGAGCATGATTCAAAGTATCAACAGATTATTTGGCGGAAAACCGAAGGCTTTCTTGGTGGACGATGAAGCCGGTAGATGCTGTAAGGAAGACGTTGAGATTGTAAAATCTTTAAATGTTGATGTTGAACAAATTGCTGATTTCAGAACTCTACTTTATAATCTTCGTAGTGGGAGTCAAAAATATCAAGTGGGGGTTATTCATGAAAATGGCACTAAATATCCTTCTCAAATGCTTTCAAGTTTTATAAAATCAATAGACCCTTCAATCAAACTTATTATTTATAAAGACGGTTCCCAACTAAAGCATCAAGCTCAAACAATGCTTTTGACATAATCGTTGCTTTCTGTTATATTTGGTTCTATGTCGGAAGAAAAATATTTTGATGTAACCAAGGTTATTTTAAGACAGATTTCAAAGAAACTCGCAGAAGATATGATTGTAAAAAATCATTATTCTCACAAGTGGTCTTTGTGTCAAGTCGCTTATGGTATTTTCTATACTGATGTAGAACCTTCTCCATTCTTCGAAAATGTAAATGAAAAACTTATTGGTTGTGTAGTTTACGGTCAACCAGTCGGACGGTCTGCTGCAGAATCAATTTCTTCGTTGATTAAAATTGATGAAGTATTTGAACTTACACGGCTTTTTATTCATGATGGATATGGTAAAAATATTGAAAGCTATTCAATAAGTGAATCAATGAAGATGGTTAAGAAAGACTTTCCAAAGATAAAGGCAATCATATCCTATGCTGATGGAGAACAGAATCATAAAGGAACTATCTATCAAGCAACCAATTTCTACTATCAGGGAAATTCTTCATTGGCTCTGATGCCAAATTACTCAATATCGTTGAAAGGGCCGCCGAATTATGAGTGGGTTCATTCAAGAACCGTGTCTTCAACATATGGGACTCATAATGTCGAATACATTAAGAAATGTATTGGTCATACTTTTTGGAGAAAGAAAGAATCGACAAAGCACAGATACGTATATTTATTGGGTAGTAAGTCGGATAAGAAAAAGATTTTAAAGAATCTAAAACACCCATTTTTACCGTTTCCAAAGGGGAATACGTATAAGGATGAAATAGAGGAAATTGTGGTGGATAGACCGTCAGAAATTCAATTCTTTGGATGAAAATCCAAGGGTCTATTTTCTGAAAAATTACAAATTTCTTTACATAATTTTAAAAATTTATCTATTGAAAAATCGCTTTTCATTTTATTTATTTTCCAACCACAGATTACAATATTGTTAGGCACATATCCCAATTCTGAATTTATTCTATCAAGACTCATTACATTATCATCTTTTGAAATTAAAGATATAGGCAATCCACTATAATAACATTTTCCATTTTGTCGTTCATATTGACGTATTATATCATCTTTTGTAATTTTAAAAATTATACCACGTTTTTTACTTCCATGTTTTGCACTATTAAATAATGAATTGGCTCTATTTTTATAAGACAGACTAAGACTATCTCTGCGTAAATTGGAATAACATTTTTTACAATAAGATGAATAAACTCCTGTCTTTTTAACTTTATAAAATTCTAACATAGAAAATGTAGTATGGCATTTTAAACACGTCTTTTTTATTCCTGTAAATTTTGGTTTCATAAATATAAATAGAATATGAATTTTCAAAAATACATATTTAATTTTCAATTCATCACTATTTTTGTATTGTGGTATAAAGTATCCATATTTATAGGAATATGAGAAAAGAAAATAGTGATGAATTGTGTTCCATATGTGGTGGAGATATGTGGGAACATCCACATATGAACGGCAAAATATTGTGGTGTAATGATTCAAAACAAAAACAACCTATGAACGAAGTAACAAAATTTAGAAATATTGTCAGAGAATGTATCTCTGAAATCAAGAAAGAAAACGACCCAAGGGAACGTTTGAAGGAATCGCTTCGTAGTATCGTGAGGAAGACCCTCAATGAAATTTCCAATGTCACCAAACCAGAGCCAGATACAGAAGAAAAAGAAACTGTATCAAAGGGATACAACAAGAAAGGCAATGAGAGAGTTGACAAAACCAATGAAAAACAAGAAGCCGAGTTGGAATCTTTGATTCATGGAATTGACCCTAAATGGGAAGTCTATACCGATGACCACAATCAGTTGATTGTGAGAGCACAGAATCTTTTGTATGTTCGTATTTGTCCTAAATTTGAAAATAACTACGATATTGATGCTATGGTCAGATTGGTTGACCGTGTTCGTGCCATCGCCTTGAATTGGGAACAAGTCAAAGCATTTGTAAAAGCAAATTTCAGCGATTTGAAGAAGACCACAAACGCAGACCAACTCCACAAGAAATCAGTTGACAATGAATATGAAAAGGGTGTGAATCAAAAGTCCGCCGGCCCTGACAACGACGTAATCAAGAATCGTGGTGAAAAGAAGAATGGTGAAGACGCCAAGATTAAGAGCACCAAGAAGGATGATATGGATTATAACGAACCTCAAACCAAGAGGGATGAAGATATGCCAGACCAACCTATGAAGGATGTCACAAAGCCAGGCGAAGACCCAGAAGGAAAGAACAAGAAGATTTCCAAGACTGAAAAGCCAAAGGCACCAAAATTCAAGAATGATAAGAAACTCAAAGTTTCTGATAAAAAGACACCTAAATTTGTTAAGAAACAAGTAAGTGCCTAAATGAAACGTTCCGAGGTCAAACGATTATTATTAGAATCTCTCCTTGAAGTCCTCAATACTCCTGAGGAAAGGGACAAATATGACTTTTTGACAGGTCAGAAATATGCCATTAATGATAAGAAAAATGGACGTGAGGATAGAGACATATCAAAACAATCAAAGGCCTTTCAAAAGGGATACAATTCCGTAATGGGCGGTTGGTGGGATAGATTCAATAATAAACTTTCCAACTTTGTCACGTCGTTCGGTTATGGCAACAGTAGAAAACTCGAATAACGTTTCAACTTGACTTTTTATAGGGGTGTGTTAAACTTCCTCAAATGACAAGTGATGAAATAAAAAAGAGTTTATTCGACTGTAATACCCTAAAACCTAATGATTTAATCATTGATGATTTGCAATGGAAGTATCTCGTTTGGGCGGTTTTAAAGGGAAAAAACATTCTTTTTGTTGGGCCAACAAGATGTGGCAAGACAAAAGCCGCCAAATCTGTTGCTAAATCATTTTCTACTTTTACCACTGAAATTCTCTCCGAAGAAGACTTAAAATTGTTAAAATCCGACCCATCAATAAAAATCGAAAAAATTGAAGAATTGTCTGAATAAAGTAGAGTTGGAATATATTTATTACTGTAACGGAGAGTATTTATGATGGTCATATATAAAACAACAAATTTAAAGAATGGAAAATATTACATCGGAAAACAAAAATCATACACCGATTCTTATTTTGGGTCTGGAACAGCATTAAAATTTGCCATTAAAAAATATGGAAAAGAGAATTTTAAAAAAGAAATTTTAGAAGTTTGTAATTCTGAAAAAGAATTGGAAATTAAAGAGTTGTTGTGGATTGATAAATTTGATGCTGTAAATGATAAAAAATCTTATAATTTAATAAGGGAAACGTCGGCAAACAAACACAGAAGTTATAAAGATTTGGGGTATAGAAAAAAATTAAGCGATTCTATAAAGAAAATGTTGAATACTCCAGAATCGAAATTAAGACTTCAAAAACAAAATTCTGGTGAAAATAATCCGATGTATGGTAAACAAAGACCGGATGAATTTAAAAAGAAAATAAGCAAACTTCACAAAGGGAAAGTTATTTCTGATAAAACAAAGGAAAAGATGAAATTATCTAAATTGGGAACGTCATTATCAAATGAAACTAAAGAAAAAATGATGATAAGTCAACAAAATAGATGGAATACAATAATAATTGAAGTAAATTTTCCAGATGGATTTTACAAATTTAATAATAGAAACGATTTTAAATCGTTTATAAAAAAATACAACAGTTCTATTCCATTAGGTAGAACTCACGGAGCCAAAGACAAAAGGATTAATTGGAAAAAGGCATTAAATGGAAATTACAACTTTATAAGGATAATTAAAAATGAAAATTAAAACTGATTTATATGGATTTTTTACAAAATCAAATGGGAAGTGGTCGAAGACTCCTTATTTTGGAGAGATAATGACTAAACAAATGATTATTGATAGTGGAGTATTGGAAAATAAAAGTGCTCCATATGAAGAACATTTGACGGCTTATATTAAAGTTGTTAAAAAACAATGTAAGAAATCTGTTAAATTTATGAGACAGATATGGGAAGAATAATTTTATGAAGTATAAAGTTATGTATAGAAAATACGACAGACCATTATATGTTTTTAATTGTGGCGGGTCGCAGGACGCCAGAGCAACGTTGGTTGGTAATACTGTCTTTAAGAAAGATACAGGAACCTTGTTTTGTAAGTCTCAATTTGTTGAGGCAATTCAAACCAAAAATTCTATAATCGTGTTGGATGAGTTGTCAAGAGGAAGTCATGATTTTTGGAATATTTTATTCCCCGTATTAGATTCTACTCAACGATTTTTAAGATTGGACGAATCCGAAAATTCCTCTGTTATTCCTGTAGCGGAAGGCGTAACTTTTATTGCCACTGCAAACATCGGCAACGAATATACGGCGACAAGAGTGATGGATAAGGCATTGACTTCACGTTTCCCTGTCATCATTGAAATGAAGACACTCAACGCTAAACAAGAAGAATACCTTTTGAACATAATGTATCCTGAAGCAACAGAGGAACAGAAAAAGAGTTTTCATTTAATAGCAAAAATTTCGGAAGATACTAAAAACAATTGTAAATCTGAAAATCCTAAAATTTCAAACTTCATTACAACTGATTCGGTCATTGAAATGGCTGGGTTGGTATTGGATGGATTCTCGTTGGGAGAGGTTGCCGAAATGACAATCTACCCACTATACAGCGAGGATAATGGACAAGATTGTGAACGCTTATTTGTAAAGCAACTCGCACAGAAGTATATTGATGTGAGTGCTTCAAGGACAAAATCGCCAATCAACGACCCGGCCAAAAAAGGTAAGGTCAGAGTCCCGTTCAATTAACATGAGTGAAGATTTAGAACAACAAACATATTCCGACTTCTGGCTCAACAAAGAGTCATTACACGAATATGTGCCTGATGGAGATATCGGAGACGATTTTTCCATTGATTTGATACAGTTGGCGGCGTATCGTCGAATTGTTTCAAATTTCATAATCATATTGACAGGTATGGATATCCCTGTTCAGTTTAATTCTGTCGAGAACTCTCAATTAAGTTTTACCGATGGTAAGACTGTATATCTATCAGCCACGATACGAAATAAGAAAGATTTTGATTGGACTGTCGGTATTGCCTTACATGAAGCGTCACACATTCTTCTTACTGACTTTGATGTATTTCATTCTACATTTTCAAAAATTCCTATTCCAGTTCCATTGACTTTGAAGAAAAAATCAAAGGAAAAGAATGTATCAGAGGAACAACTGGCTCATATCTGTAAGTGGGTTTGGAATTATGTTGAAGATAGATACATTGATAGTTACGTATTCAATGAAGCTCCTGGCTATCGTGGATATTACAAAGCAATGTATGAGAAATTTTGGAATAGTTCTACAAATTCCAAAGCTCTACAATCTGATGCCTTTAGGGTTCCAAATTTATTGTCGTATGAATTTCGTGTCATTAACATGACCAATGATGATACTGATTTGGATGCGTTGCCAGGTCTTCGTGAGATAGCAGAACTAATTGACATTGATAATATCTTTAGATTGGATACGACGGTTAAGAGAATGGACTTGAGTTACAAGGTCGTCGAATTGATTATGGAGAATCTTGGAACACAAGAGATACAGGCTCCATCGTCAAATGCCACGATTCAAAAAGTTAGTGAAAAATTATCAGAGGCCACGGGTAGAGTTCCGAGTCAGAAATTTAATCAACCTATCAAACCACAGAAAGAAGAAGGTGGTAAGGGGAGGGATAAAGGTAAAGATGGTAATGACAAATCCGAAGAAGAATCTGATGGAGAGGGGAAAGGTAAAAAGACTTACGCTCCTGACGACGCAGGAGATATAAGCGATTTTTCAGGTGAAGAATTAAAAGAATTGAATAAACAATTCAATCAACAAAGAAATATTCTTGACCATAAATACGAAGAAATCAAAACAGGAGTTACAAGAGAACAACAATCTATTCTTGAAGCCATTGAAAATTCCGATATCATTTTGGTTCCTACTGGTTATGGATTGACTGGCGACTATACACAGGCGGCGGTTGATTCCGTGGTTGTGAAGAAATTATCAAAGAAACTCATTGATGCTGGTAAATCAATTTTTCCTTTGGCTTCTAAAGACAAAAATGCTCCAGGAGCATTGGGTGGGCCTGTTAAGATATATGAAGATGCTGTAGTTAAAGGATTCGCTTTAGGTAAGATGTTGGGTAAAAAACTTCAAATTCGTGGTGAAGAAAATCGTATCAAATACATTCGTAAGACTTCTGGTAAGATTGAAAGACGATTGCTTGCTGATATTGGTTGTGGTATGGAAGGAATTTTCAATCGTGTAAGAATTGAAAAGTATAACAAATTACGTCTCCACATTTCTGTTGATTCAAGTGGGTCAATGCAAGTAGCATCCAAGTGGTGTCCAACAATGACTTGTGTGGTCGCCATCTGTGTCGCTGCGTCTATGGTGGAGAATTTGGCTGTGTCAGTTTCATTTAGAAGCACAATATACAGTAAATCCAATGCAAGTGAACTACCATATATTGTGTTGGCATACGATTCCAAGGTTGATAAAATTTCCAAGGTTCGACACCTTTTTCCATACCTCTGTGCGAATGGAGCTACGCCGGAAGGCTTGGCATTCGAGTCTATTGCGGAAGAATTTATTATCGGTAAAAGGTCAACTGAACAAGAGCATTACTTTCTGAACATATCAGACGGAGAGCCTGCCTACGTCTTGACTCCACACAACAATAGATACCGTGTAGGCCTTGATTACACAGGCGAGATTGGGGCTTTGCATACAAAGACTCAAGTTGACAAGATACGTGCCAAGGGCGTCAAAATATTGAGTTATTTTATTCATAGTGACGATTATTCATCGCCTCTAATGATGGGCGGATGGAATATGAACAGTCCAGTGTCTAAAAATAGACAGTTGACATATCGGCAGATGTTTGATAAGATGTATGGGAAGGACGCCCATTATATCGACGTTGAAAATGTAACCGATATAGCACGAACAATAAATAAACTTTTTTTGAATAAATCATAAATATGACTATATGTATAGTAAAGATGATACACTGAAAGGATACAATACATATGAATATAGGATTTGAAAAAAACTTTTACGATTTGATGATAGATAATCAAATGTATGGCTACCACATTTATTTTTTAATGTTAGATGGTAAAGTAATTTACGTTGGTCAGACTAAAAACATTTTTGGTAGAATTGCCGAGTATAAATGTAGATTTTTAAAACATACTTGTCATAATCAAAAATTACAAGAATTATTTGATTCTGGAGAAATAAAAAGAGTTGTATTTCTTGTTAAAGATAAAACCGAATCCCAACGAGGGTCAAATAAATTGGAGAAATTCTATATAAAAGAACACCGAGATACGTGTCTTAACAAATACGATGACTTTTTTTCACAACACACAAGAAAACAAATATCAACAGCATCAAAGAAAATGTGGTTAGACGAAAAACTGAGAGAACAGATAACGAAAAAAGTTTCAAAAAAACACATATTGATTTCTCCGTCGGGAACCAAATTTGAATTTGATAATTCTTATGATGTTAAGAAATATTTAGAAAAAATTAATGAAGGATTACATCGAAACGATAGAAAGAGAATCGGATATCAAATGTTAGAAAGTTTTGGTGAAAATAAAGGATGGAGAATGACTATTAGTGGGAAACGAACAACCAACACCAAATTATCAGGCATATTAAAAACTCCATCAGGTGAAAGTATTTCTATAAATGGAAAATGGGAATTGATTAATGTCAATAGAGATAGAGGATTCAAAATTAATGTGACCAAAATTGTAAAGAATGGTGAATGTAATGGATTCGTCTTTAATAAAAACTAATTGACATTTAGAAAATGTGTGGTAATATAAGTTTATGGAAAATCGTGAAATAAAATTTCGAGTATGGAATAGAAAAACAAAATCTTGGGTTCATGCACCAAAAGAAGAAGTTAATCTTTTTGGAGAATGTATTTTACTTGGTGGATTTATGCGTGGTGTTGGAATATTAGAATTAAATAATTGTATTCCATTGCAATATACCGGTATAAAAGACAAAAACAAAAAAGAAATTTATGAAGGCGACTTGTTATTTTTAACTAACAACTTGGTCGGAGTGGTCGTTTTTGAAGATGGTCAATATATTGTGAAAAATCACATAGAAGATAAGACTGGATGTGTTTTGACGAATGGCAAAGAATGTAATCCTGATAAATGGTATGAAATTGCCGGTAATATATTTGAAAATCCAGATTTGATAAAAATCTAATTGACAAAACGAGGAATTTATAGTAACGTGTTCGGTTATAGATTCCAAACTTATAGGAACACAAAGGAAAATTAATTATGAGCATTAGAAAAACACAACGTAAGAACAAGACAAAACAGGTCATCGCGTGGCCTTCACACGATACCTATTTTACCATTGACACCCTGATTGAATCAAACAGTCATATGTTGACCACATCTGGGTCAGATATCACACTTCGAGTTCGCCTTAACAAAGCGGTCACAGAAGAAAATCTGGTCGCAGTCATCGGACAAAGAAATTCAGGCAAGGGCAGACCACAATTGGTATTCGCTATGAGACCTGTCAAACAAACCGCAGTCGAGAAGGCTTCTACTGATGGAATATCCGTTTCAATGGCAAAGGTTATGCCTGTTATGGAAATCACAAATCAACCACCGGCGACACCTACCGTGACGCCTGTAACCAACATTACTACCGCCGCACCGGCTACCGTAGTTAATGCTTAATCAATAAATTTCAATAATACCATACATATGCTTAAAAAGAAAACGAAGAAGTCTAAAAAACCCATCTTGGTTGACTTGCATATGTATGGTATCTTTGATACCAAGAAAAATACCATCATAAAGATTAGTCTTGACCCGACTGATATTCAAATGGAGATTGCTTTGATGGGTGGATTGAAAGGCAATCTACAAGAGTGTGAGTTTGATATCACATTAAAAATGTGATTACTTTTCGCCCTTACCTTCAAACATCATATAAAATTTGAAGGAATTCTTCACCGTAACATCTTCTTTGTAGTAATAGATTGTAGCTGTCTTTGGAAGTTGGTTCAACGTTGCCTGTAATTTTTGGTTTGACCCATAGACGATAGGCATTTTGACACTACTATCCCATAAGACATAAAGCACAGGACTTAATTTGAAAACGTGGTATAGGAACTCTCCCTTTTCAATGTAGTGGTATCTCAACGGCGGTTTCTGATGTGGCACTTCGCCATTAATCTCTATGGTCTTTTCTGGCCCCTTTTCAAAGTATCCCATTGAACCAATCTTGTAATAAAACACGATGGAATTTTTTGGTAACTTTGCTGATTTTATAATCGCCAAAGACCCTATTATCAATGGCATATCCATTTTTATATCAAATAAAGCGTAGGAAGATTCACTTAATTTAAAACAATGAAAATACTTTGGAGGCGTTGTTTTTATAACAATTTTGTCGTTGACTTTAGATGATGTGACCATACAATATAATTAGTGTTTTTGGTGATATTGTATATATTTATTTCCTGATATTTTATGAATAAAGTAAATGAACTGAAATTAATATGTAAAAACTGTGGGTCTGAAAGATTTTTTTCAAACAAATATGTTATGAAGAAAGCTGAAGATAAAAGATTTTGTAATAAATGTTCACACGGTTTGGTGTTTATGAAAGTTAAACATTTGGTCAATAAAGAAAAATCGAAAAATTGTCCTGTATGTGGAAGGGTTCAAGTATATAAAGAAAACGAAACATATTACCGAGCATTATTAAATAATGTTAAATGTAATTCTTGTAGAGAATTTACTGAAACTCATAAGGGAAATATTTCTAAATCAAACGTTGGAAGAATACAAAGTCAAAAAACGATTTTAAAACGACAAAATACAATTAAAGATAGATACCCGAGTGGAGTTAAAAAATCAAAGGAGTCTATTCAAAAAACGGTAGAAGGATTAAAACAATGGAGAATATTGAACCCTGATAAAGAAAAATTGAGAACATTAAATGCTAGAAAAACTCTTTTAGAAAGATATGGCAATTACTTTTCTCATACACATAAACCGTGTTATAATAAATCGGCGTGTATTATTTTTAATCGAATAAATGAAGAACTCGGATGGAGTGGTATTCATGCTGAAACAAATGATGAGGGAGAATATAAAATTAAGATAAACGACCATACTTTATATTATGTTGATTATTATGAACCAACTCATAATGTGGTAATAGAATTTGATGAACAATATCATTTTAAGCCATCTACTAATGGAGAATTGGAAAAAATAAGACAGACAAATATAATTAAATTTTTGAATTGTAAATTTTACAGAATCAAATATAATGATGATATAGATAAATTTATACTTTTTTTAAAAAATGAAAACAAATGTTGAAAATGATTTTTTTAATGTGGGAGTTTCCGTTAGTAGGATTGACGACACTAACATTGAAAAGAAAAAATTAGAATGTATAAATGAGTTAAACGCTTTGAAATTATATGATGTTAAAAGTTTTACACTATATAAAAAATGGCAAGAAATAAAAGCACAAAAACCAAATCCTGTTTTGGAATCTTTTGCCAAAGATATGATTTGGAAACCTATAAATTTAGATGACGAAGAACTTACAATTAATCAAATTAATTTACTAGAACCATCTATAGTTTTTGTAGATGATGAAGTTAACGACTTAAAATTAAGCATTTCCGATTTGGAAAATTTGTGGTCTGCTTTAAGAATATTTTGTTCCACCGCTGAATATAATCAAGCTCCAGGAAGGTTCATTAAATTTTTTATAATAGATAAAACTTCAAAAAAAATATTAGGAATTTCTTCTATTGCCAGTGACGTAATATCCATTAGTGATAGAGATGAATTTATAGGATGGACGCAGGAGAATAAATTAGACGGTAGAATGTTAAAACACTCGGCTATTGGAACTACAATCGTTCCAACGCAACCGTTTGGATTTAATTTTTTAGGAGGTAAACTTGTTGCGTGCATGGTAACTTCTGATAAGGTTAGGAATAAATGGAAAACTTTATATGGTGATACATTGGTTGGTATGACTACAACGAGCCTGTATGGTAGTTATTCTATGTATAACAGTTTAAAGTGGTGGAAATTTGTAGGTAAATCCGAAGGTAAAATTCTTATAAAACCGGAGGAATCTATTTATAAACAATATCACGATTATATTAAAGAAAAATATCCCGGTAAATATAAAAAGGCAATGACTCAAAAAGAAGGAATATCAGGGCCGGTCACAGGAGCTAAAAATCGAGTGTTATCTATGATTTTTCAAGAATTGGGAATAAAAATTTCCGATTATTATCATAATTTTTGTAGAGGCGTTTATTATTCCTGTTTTTATGAAAATACGAAAGAATTTCTTGGAAAGAAAATAACAGAAAATGAATTGAAAATGAAACCATTATTTAGTGATGATGTAGATTCTATAATGAAGTATTGGAAACCAAAAGCAATAGAGAGATATAAAAATTTAAAGTCTAAATCATTATTAAACAATAAGGTTTTGTTTCATAATAATTTAAGAAATATAATTTCTTTTGATGAAGTAAAAATGAAATGTGGATTGCCAGAATAATATATAAGATTATGAAAGAAAATTACTACATGGTAAATATCAATACTGGTGAAAAGTTTTTATTGGTTAGTGCCAAACGACCATCTATATCGGCAGGATATATAGAAAAAGATGGAATAAAACAAAAGACCGATATTCAATGGAATCCTATCGAATATGATTATGCCGAACTTGTTATTGAATAATACATTTAGTATGGGCCGCACATTCAGAAAAAACGATAGGTGGAAGAAAGACAGACGTGACCAAAACTTCCGCAAGAGTAAGAAATTCAAAGAGGTAAAGGACGGATACATCCATCCAAAATCTCACTTACCAAAGGTAGATTCCGAACCAATTGATACCGATGATAATTCTTGATATAATATTGGTAATCGCTGTAAATCTACTGGCTTGGACAAATATAAAACAAGCCAGAAAGATTAAGGCATTGGAGTTGGCTAATAAACTTCGGATAAACGATATAAATTCTTTACAGAGGAATCAGAACGTGATAGTATCTTCATTTAAGGAATTACATCGTATTATAAGAAGGTATGACAAAAGCGCCAAAAAGCAACTCCGAATCGACAGTAGAAACCAAGCGTAAAGGTCGTAAGAAAAAGGAAGAGGGCACGATTAAGGGTATAGGATTGTTTGACCATATCAAACATATCCGAACTATCCAAGACCCTGACTATTTCAAAAATCTTACTGACTTGGATAAGAAGACGTTTTCTCACTTCATGATTTTGAAGGCGTTAAGCATGAATCCCGTTCTTCTGTCTGATATCTCCGACTTATTCAAATACTTCGATAAAGTTCCTTCTCCACAATTCTACAAACTTCTCATTGGTCTAATTCCGTTAGACCGAAATTTCTATCCTTGGGTAAAACCGCCAAAGAGTCAAGTAAGTGATTCTGTGATTGAATTGATTGCAAAATATTTTGAAATATCAAAATTAGAGGCTAAAGACTATGCTCTTTTGCTTTTAACAAAAAAAGATGGTATTAAAGAGTTGGAGAATTTTTGTAGAGATTTCGGATTCACGGATAAGGAAATTTCTGCCGCTATGAAAGATAGTAATAATGAAAATTAAATCCTCTGGAAAAAAGAAACATTACATTTATCATCTAATAGACCCAACGACTAATATTGTGTTTTATGTTGGTAAAGGAACTTCTGGACGAATGTATGACCACGAAAATTTAGTTATTAAAGATAAAATTCCACATGGAAATAAACATTTATTTTATAAAATAAAACAAATAATAACTTCTGGAAATAGAGTAATTTATAAAAAAATATTAGAAAATTTAGATAATAAATTGGCTTGTGAATTTGAAATACAAGAAATAAAAAATCAAAGAAAATTAAATGAAAATTTGTGTAATATAGGAATTGGTGGAGAAGGTGGTGATAATATATCTAATCATCCAAATAAAGACGTGATAATAGAAAAATTTAGAATATTGAATAAAATGATGGTGGATAAATATGTTAGAGGAATACCTAAATCCGATGAAGCGAGACGTAGAATGTCTATGGTAATAAAAACTCCAGAGTGGAGAAAAAAGATAAGTATATCAAAAACTGGCCATAAAACTGGTATTCCATCATATATGAAAGACCCAATAAAAAAGAAATTGTGGATGGATAAAATAAGTAAAAATCACGCTGACTTTAGTGGTAATAAAAATCCATTTTTTAGAAAAACTCATTCATCTGAGATTAAAGATTCTATGTCTAAAAATAGACGTAAAATATATAAATTGACATATGATGGAAATCAAATTATTATTGAAGGTGGTAAAATATTAAAATGCTTTATAGAAGATTATAATAAAATCCATAATACGAATTATAATGTTCCAATGATAAAATATAAAAGAAATAGTATCGGGTGGAGATTAGAAAGAATATGAAAAACTTAAATGATAAACCAATAGTGATAGGCGTATCGGGGATGGCAAGAGCAGGAAAAGATACTTTTGTAAAAATTGCCAGAAAAATTTTAAAAGAAAATGGTTATACTTCCGATAAATTAGCATTTGCCGACGCTTTAAAATCTGATATAGATGAGTGGTTAATTGAAAAGTATGGAATCAGTGCGTGGACCGATAATACAGAAGAAAAGAATATAATTAGAAGTTTTTTGGTAGCTCATGGTTGTGGTAAGAGAATTCAGACCCAAGGTAAATATTGGATAGATAAAATAGATGATAAAATCCGGTCATTTATATATTCGGCGTCGTATCCACAGAATACTATTTCAAAACACGTCATTTTTATAAGTGATTGTAGATTTCCAAATGAAGTTGACTGGGTTCATAATAAATGGAATGGGTGGTTAATTCATTTGAAGAAATATTCTTTTGCGACTTATATACAGGGATGTGAGATGACAAAAGACGCCGTTAATACGGAAATAAAGATATATGATAGAGCGCCTAATGATGAAGAAGCCAAAAACGACCCAATTTGTGAAAAAAATGCTGATTATAGGCTGGAACTTGAAAATGTAATTGAAAGAGAACAACGAGTAAATGGTATTAAAATTACCGCAGACTCCTTGGTAGATAATACTTATCTCAATGAAGAGATTAAGTTATGTCTAACCAAGTGTCCTTTTTTGACTATCAAGTAAAAACCAGTTCATCGGTATATCTGGTGGAATGTGTTACGCCTGAACAGAATAAGATATTCAGAGACACAATTGACAAATATCACAGTTATGTTAAATATAAAGATTCGCCTACAAGAAATATACGTTGGCTTGTGTATGAGTCCGTTACCGGCA